GCAGGAACCCAATATTGCGTTGCTGGTGTGGTGAAAGTAATGCTAGTATTTCCACCGCAATCACCAGACCCTCCGGATATAGCCGATAAGTTCCATGAACCAGCGCCTGCACCTGTGATATCTTGGAAATCCACATTGGAGCAAGTGACAGTAGCCGCCGTTATCGTGCGTGCAGTCCCGCGAACGCTTGACCGTATTAAATGTCGGTTAATAACACTGTTTCCATTGGCCGTGAATGTGCCTGTAACCGTCTGGTTAGCCCCAAGAGCCACCGAATAAGTCGTTCCTGCACCGCATGATAGCGTTAATGTCCCAAAAGTATTGGCTTGATTAATTGCAAACTCACCAGATGTTCCAACTGTGTGTGAGACAATATTGTATGTCAATCCACCGCCATTAAATATCAAGCCAGACGCAGAGGCGGCGCTTGAAGTTATAGTTGACGTTCCAGCGCTTAACGTCATATTTGTCGATGTTCCAATGTCCCATGTTCCTGCACCTGCGATAGTCCATACAGTAGCGCCCAGCGTCAATGAACGTGTATTGCTATTGCTTGCTGAGTAACCAGCAGCCCCCGATCCTGCGCCACCTATTGTTTTTCCATTTGTATCTAATGATCCGAAAAGATGATTTATCTTAGCCGCAGAATTGTTGCCAAAACTTACATTGTCTTGAAGAGTCCATCCTCCACCAGAGCCATTAAAGTACCAACCACACATAGTTTTTCCACCAGTTGTGATTGTTTTTCCGGTTGTAGTGGCTTCAAAATTAAGGCGAGCCGTCCCTGCGGTTGGAGCATATGTCATTCCAGACACAAAGGTAGCGCTGCCATATATGTTTAGATATATGCTTGCGCCCTGCGATAACGTTCCAGTAAAACCTGTGCAATCAATATTATTACACACACACGTTGTAGTTCCGCTAAGAGTAACAGTTACCGCACCGGATGCAGCATCGAAGAATACATCATCGCTTGATGTCGGAACCGCAGCGCCACCTGCTCCGCCAGAAGTAGTCGCCCACTTTGTTCCGGCAGTTCCGTCCCACGTTGCAGTGCCTCCACATTTGTTACTCCCTTTCGGGGGAAAAACCACTTCGGATTTTTCTCACTGGCTTCTTTTTGTTATACCAATGTTCAGACTGTCGCATCCATTTCTGGTTCTCTCACTCAGTCGTTCACGCTGCTTTCGCTTGCGCCCTGTTGTCCGCTGCCGGAGTTCCAAGTCAATCAGAGAGAATTTTAATTGGGCTAGAGATTCTTAACCCAATAGCGATTCGCCATTTCTGGCCTCCTTCATTTTGAGTTGAAAATAGGCAGTCCACCGTGGCCTGTCCCAGTTTATCTTTGAATTACATCCCACACAAAGAATATTTAGATTGTCACTATCGCAATTTTGTTTGTTAAAATCTATGTGGTTTACGCACAAACCACGATTAAATTTCTTTCTGTATTCATCTTCATTAATCCCACATAATTGACATGTGTAATTATCTCTTTTTTTAATCTCAGTTTTTAGCGATTGTTTAAATTCACGCGGGTATTCTTTTCCAGCCCTACCGTCAATATAGCCAGGATGAAGCCGTCCAGATTTAAATGTATTTTTTAAATTACGCCCTTTGTACTTACACGGTTTAGAGCAGAATTTTTTTCTACTATTTTGATTCTTTTCAATCCATATGAAGTTGCAACATACCGTGCAGGATTTGAAACACCCGTTTCTAGCTGAAAAATTCACTCCGCGTTTAATACCCTTGTTATGCGCGGTAAGATTGCTTGATTTTTTAGTAGCCGATATTTTAGCCACGACTTCTTGCGTGTGCTGATGCCCTTTTTTAAATGATGTTGATGATACAGCCATCTATACCACCTCAATACTGTGTACGCCCGCACCAACGGTTATCGAGGCATTAGGAGCAACCACCGACTGGCCGACTTTGATACTGACCGAAGCAGGGATAGCATCTGCTACTATTACCTGTGTGCCATCCTCCATTTGAAGAATCTTCTCAGGCACATATTCATTGCCATTGTTAACGACGATAGCCGTGTCCGATACATCCAGCGTGTATGCTCCCATAGCCACGCCACGACTGGTGTTAGGCTCTATAACAATATCATCCAGCGTTACCTGTTGATTAGATGGGTTTGATATGACGATGTTTGGCATTACCTCTCCTATGTTGGCGTAATCTCGAGCCAAAAACTCATTTCAGTTACGCCAGAAATTGCAGTGATATTGAATGCAATGAAGTCGCCAGCAGCAACGGCGGTGGTTGTAAAGTCTGTAGTGGTAGTGCTGCGTACCGCTGTTCCACTTGAGATAGCTACGCCACTTGTATTGATGTTATTTCCCACAGCAGGAACGGCTGTTCCCGTTGCGACCTTCCAGACCTTAACAGTGCAAGTCCCTGCGTTGACCTGAAAACCCCACCCCGTTATCGTTCCTGCTACAGGGCAGACCGCGTATCCGCTTTGCTTGCCGGTCGTTGGTGTTCCGGACGCAGTAAAACCAATCGTCCGTATTCCGTCTGTGACCCTAAGAAGGTTCACGCTCTCTACGGACACCCTCCCAGCAGCAGACCTCGCCAAAGTTGTATCGCTCGCGTGACCTACGTTAACCGCCGTGAATTGTGGGGAATCGCCCGTACCAAGCCCTAAGTTCGTAGCCGCGCCAGATGCCGTAGACGCACCAGTGCCGCCGTCCGTTACGGCCACATCCGTTCCTGATACATAATAAAATGCGTTTCCACCAATGGTTACGGCAGTTGATAAATCAAATGTCGGTGTGTTGTTTGCGGTCAGCGTACCGAACGTGGTATAGGCCGCACCGTCTACGTCATAGGCTTGGAGCAACAGTGTGTCTGCTGCATCAACGTCAGTTTGCAGAGCTGCTGTAACAACATACTGATCGTCCGGAAGCGTAGCTGGTGTCCACGTAGCCCCATCAGATACATACCAACCTGCGTATTTTTTTGTCCAGAGAGTGCCGCTGTCTGCCAGAACCCAGGCCAGCTTGCCGCTGTTGGCAGCGGCGCTTGGTAGGGCTGCGTAATTCGCAACCGTTACCGTGTCGCCATCACCAATAAATCCTTCGGCGGGATCGCTGCCACCAGCGCCGCTAGAAGCTACACCGGCTGAAAAATTCCAAGGATTCGGGCGAAACATTACTGATCCTCGCGTGTGTTAATCGACATATTTGTATATGTCGCCGTTCCCGTTACGGTTTGTGCAGCCAGAGTCACTGTTTCTCCGGGCTGCAAACTAATATCGTCACTAAATGCAAACGCAACGCTTCCGGCATCCCCAACCGGCATCGAGAAAATGATCTGCTCATTGGATGTTATTGTGCACGTTGTCGCTGCCGTGTCGGTGGATGTGCATGAGTTGGTTGAATGCGCAGCAAAACTTGGGGTGCCGACCAATGTTGCGTTTTTAATAAGGTAAAATATAACCGGCGTAGCATCATCGTGCGCAAATCCACATGAAATTATTTTCACAACAGCTTGGTTGGCTCTCCCGCCATATACCAAGTCATTCCTAATTGTCATGAGCGTATAATATGCCCCTGTTGTTACAGCCGTTGATGAGTCTGTGTATGTCATCCTCGGGCCAGTTAAATACCGATCACCCTCAACAAACCCAGCGAATGATCCACACGAAACAGATATATCCGTTGTGCTTCCTGCGCTATACGCCATCATTGTAAATGGGAACGACGGTTGTGATAGTGTTGGCGTAGTCCTACTATTCGGCGCGCGTATGGTGTGAACTGTTTTGAAGATAGCATTGTTGCCTTTTGTTGGTGCGATTTCTATATCAAATGTTATTGCTCCGAATCCAAGATACTGAACACCGATTTGAAATACATTGCCTTTCGATGGGTCGATGGTCACGCCAGACGCGCCAGTCCCATCCATAACATCGCCATTCCACGATGATTGCGGAATGAATACATCAGTTGACGATACACCCGCCTTCGTTTCAACAAATGATCCAGCAGCAGGAACGCCAGCTCCAGTTTGTGCCAAAGAGAAAGCGTTTGTTTTGTTACCTGCTGCGTTGGCGACAAAAACAACCGTTGAGCCAACCGCCATTGCCGTCCACCCAGCGTATGTGCCTTGGCTTATTTCATAAGCGGTTTTTGCTGTGCTGCTGTTATTTGTTGCTGTTACGTTTGTGGCTGTCCCATCAAGCGTTACGACATAGTTGTTTGTTGCCGTGCTTGCCGTTGTGACAGTAAGAGTCTGTATCTCTCTCACGCCGCCAGTTATGTGCATGATACCAAATGTCGTACCTTGATACCCAAAGTAAAATCCAGACTCAGACGATCCGAGGCCAATAAGTTGATATCCACTTGCAACTGGCGCAGAGAACAATCCGGTGAATCTTCCAATAATGCCTTGACCAGGACGGTAGCGAAGTCGCTTCCTAGATTGTAGTATCGCGCTTGCCCCGCTGGTTGCTCCCGTAGCGACCTTGAACATACCGTTTGTAACGGTCGCGGCGCCGGTTGCGATTAGGGTTGTTCTGCACTCTGTTGTGTTGATACCATATATAGGGTCAGTCTGGAAAATGGGCGTTAGTTTTTCAGCATGTAACGAACCAAATGGGAGGCGTGGCCCATGTACCTCCACCTCAAGATGACCCTCTGCTGTAACAGAAAGATTAGTTAAATCGCCAGCATCATTGACACCCTCAATGATTACCTCTTGAGCTATCGCGGGTGAATTAAACACTTATGCCTCCATTGTTATGAATAGTAGGCCAAAGAAATTATGCAGGTCGCAGCGGATACGAATGACATTTGAGTTACTTTGGAAACAATGCGCAGCGTCGGGTTAAGCTCTACACCTCCGCCATAGATGGAGTCCGCCGCCGGAACCGTCGCCACAGGAACAACCGAGAAATCATCTACGCTGCCAATGAAATCTAGATCGGCACGGAGTGCGATAACGTCTGTCGATCCAGCAATAATCGTTTCGGTGAACGTCGCGTTTGATGCCCGATCTGTTCCTTCTGTTCCACCCACAACCACACATACGTTACCAGCAGTATAGCCGGACACTGTAAATACAGTTTTGTAAGCCCGGCCACGAACAAGGCCAAGGCCAGACAGGTTCACACTGGCGCAGCTTTGCTCAAGGTCTGCGTCAGCGGTCTGAGCGCCAGAGCTTGTACCTTTACCGGCAGCAATAGTCCAGCCAGTGCCTTTCGTCCAACTCGTATCGGACGCAAAAGCGCCGTTGACAACAAGCTCTGATGTCCCGGATGAGTTGAGGTCGCCGTCGGTCGTGATGTAATCAACGTAGAAGTTCGCTGTTCCGGCCATGTTGACCATCTTGGCGCCAGTCGGGACTGTGAATGTTTCCTGCGTGTTGGCTGCTAAAACGATATGATCTACATATTTAGGTGGGCGCAGGGCGAAGCTGCCGTCAGGGAGAAACTCGAATTGGGTTACTGTACCGTCAGCCATTTTATACCTCTCGTTGTTCGTTAATCGTAAGTAATTTTACCACCTGATATTGCAACTCACAATGGTCTAACTGGTCTGGTGTGAGCCGAAGGGAAGCCAAGTTTTCCCGGCATGTCCCTTAATGATTGCCGATATGCAATGTATTTCGCCTTCACATTCGCAGGCACGTCGGCAAGCTGAGTCCAGTCAGTGTCAGCGAGTTCGCTGTCCCGCCAAGCGCGCTCCTTCGCAGCCTTGCGGGAATCCGAGTTCGCTGCCCATTCAGCTTCCTCCGCTTGGCGCTGCGCGATTTCCTCATCCGACATTGGAGCGTCAATCGAACCGGCTGCTGTCGCTACTGTTTTTTTCATTATGCCACCTTAATCCCGTACATATAGATTTTACCCGATGTGATATTGCCAGACGACATGAGGAAGCGAACGGCATCTACGTCTGCCGCTGCCATTCTCATGCCAACACCATCCGATCTGACCTTGGCTGTGGAGGAGTCGTCACCGGCGAAAACCAATGAGAAACTGAAAGCCCTGCTGCCGGAGGTTCCGAGCGGGTTATGCAGCATAACAGTACCGGACATCCCACCCTCAGTAGCCACATTGCTAAGTCCCCAATCGGCTGAATCGTTTACGGCTATAAATGTCGATCCGGTGGAGCTGGTTGTGAATGTAGAACTGCTTCCAATCCCGGTGGTTGATTTTGACCACGTATAATCTGAGGCACCAGCGTCGAAGGTTGAGTTATTCGTCGATGTTCTAATGTACAAAATTGTG